TGGCCTCAACAGCCGAGAAATCAGCGGTGATCCCAGCTAAACCAGAGGCCACAAATTGCTGATCAAACCAACCTTCCGGTTTCGAAACCGGATCAAACCAGCCTGACGACGCATAGGCCGGGTCAAAGATAGATTTGAGGGCCATTTTAGTTCGGAACGGCTCCTCTCAAGGCGATAAACGGAGCAGATGCAACCAAGGTCGCCCCGGTGGGGAAAACTGTCTTCAATGCCGCATTGGGCTGGCCTGTGAGCTTCCAACCGACTGGCCCCAACACACCCGAGATAGGCAATCCAGTCGACGCCAGCGACGGCATGCCAGGAACCGGCCCATCGATCTGGCGAAGGGTCGGAACGGTGACAGGGGATACGTTGATCAGCATGACTAGCCACCACAATCCGGGGTCCATTTCTTCCGAGATTGCGCCGGTCTTGAGTGAAGCCGTCGTTCCTACCGCGATTCCTGCCGCGATCTCATGGAAGATCTGGCCCGGATAATCCTTCTGCGGCACTTCGCCGTTGTTGTAGTAGATGCCGATGCGAACGGTGGTTCCAGTCGTAGGAACGTTCGTGCATTCAAATCCAACCTGATCAAACCGCGTGATGCTGTCCGTGATCTGAAATGGAATGGCGAACATATCGCCAGCAACGCAGGTATAGGCAGCGGCAGAAATCCTCGCCATCGGCGTGTGATACCAGTTCGGCGAGTTGAAACCGATCCTGATCCCACTTCGGGAATTTGCGGCCGGATACATGCAGACCGACCAGCCCTTGCCACCGACCGGAACGAGCTTGTTGAGCGCGATAATGCCCTGATCAGCCATCAGCGCACTGCCCATTTCATTCGGATGGGTTTGCGCCGGAGCCGCAAGAGAGAAATTGTTGACATCCTTCTGGAGCGCCGCGTCTGCGTCCCAGATCTGAACCATGCTATCAAACTCAGCAACCAGAGTCACGAGCGCCGCGTTCCACGCCAGCACGCTCGCGTCCCGTATCGCCTCGGAGCCACCTACCGACCATTCAGCCCAGAACGCCTGTCCCGTCGCCGTGAGGCGAGCGATATTCTGCACGAGAACAGGCGATGGGAACTTACTCTCCAGCCACCAGCTGTCGAAATCTACGTTTCCAGATGCATCCACCTGGGAGCATGTGCAGATGATCGTCTGCGTTGCGCCCGTAACAGGAGCCGTCTGCCTTTTGACAACCGGGCAGTTCGTGGCGTCAGCGCTTGCCTTGATATTGCTCGTGCTGAGCGTGCCGGTCCAGCCTGCCGTACCTGAAAATGTAATCGTGCCCCCGACAACGCCGGCTTTCCCGATGAAGGCAACTACGATCATTTCGCCATTATAGTCGGCCGGGATCGTGATTGTGATGGTCGCCGTCGTGGTCGTCGTAGCCCGCCGCAACGTTCCCATGGTCGAGAAGTCTTGGAGAGCCGTGACCGCAGTAAAGCCAGCCCCGTAAGCGCACGATGAGTCCGTGTTATCCATGACGATCGCTGCACGAGAACGGCTGATGCATGCCCGCATGGCATGGATAAAAGCCGCCATTTCCTGCGCTGTGTCGGTATCGTGACCTAGGTCATTGATGCCCCAACCGAGGATGGTCAGGCCACCCACTCCGGTATAGGGCGCTATCTTCTTGGTGGAGTTTGTTCCCCTGGTCCGAAGGTTGCTGAAGACCGAGACCCAGCCGCCTATATGCTTTGCGCTGTCAGAACTCAGCCGAGAGCCCGCATTGCAGTAATTGTCCCAATTGCCTGCAAAGCAGCGCAGCGCGGAACGGAAGATCGCGGCCGTCGCTGACGACTGGTCATAGGTGCATAGCGTATCCATCATGTACGAATGACCAAACAACCTGATGCTCTCCGGGGTCGGAGTGATCAGGTTTTGCATTGCAAGAAATTGCTGCTTGGTCAGGTCGAGCGGAATGGCTGATCCCGCTGTATTGTTTCCCTTCGTCGTGTTCGCCGGCATGTTCGCCAAGGCGGTATTTGTGACCGTTCCCGCAGGAATGCTGAAAGCTGTCTTGACCGAGCCCGCCACATCAAGAACGTACCAGCCGCGCCCGGCCACGAAGGCCAGTTCCTCACCGATCGCCAGAGTGCATTTTGCAAGTTCGACCAGCGTCGTACCGTCCGTATGCCGAATCGTGATGGCATTGGCTACCGCGGCATCCTTGTTCCTGACATTCAATGTCTGAAGGTTGCGCTGGGTACTGGCCGCAGGAGATCCAACTACGGTCGTCGTCGCTGCCGTCGTAATCAGCGTATTCGTCCGGCCCGGCGTAATTGCCCCAGCAAGGTTGTCCACCCATGAGGCGTGAACATCCACCGTGCTCGCCGAGCCGGTCACGACTTGGAGAAGATCTGATGTACTCGTGAGCAACAGCATCAGGGATTACCCGCCGTCCACTGATACGTATTGACCGTGATGGCCTGAGCGTTGGCGATCACGGCATTATCGACCGTCATATCACCGCCACCACCGGTCGCCGTAACCGTTCCCTGAACATGGCATGCGACCAAGCCGCTATCGTAGATCCGATAGGACGCAATCGTTCCTCCAGCACTGCCCGTCCCCGTCCAAGAACCCGACTTGGCTTTGACGCCCGCCGCAGCCGCAGCCATCCATGTCGCGGGCAGCGTGAGCGTTGCCAGGAGACCCGCAGGATCGGCCGCCGCGCAATTGGCCGGTTCTGCACCTGAGAAGAATTTCAGGACAGGTGACGTGCCTATGGCGGTCTGCCGGGCATCGAGAGCAGCATTCCTGACCGCAACACTATACTGATGGGTCATTCGATCCCCACCAGGACGCCCTTGCCATCACGGACCAGCTTTTTGGGCTTCTGGATCTTGGCCATGGCTTCGATAATCTTCGTTACGTCCTCGACAGGATTGGACTTTGGCTCTTTCGGCTCGGCCGGCTTTGCTTCCGATTGCCGGCGTGCCGCCATGTCTTCCTGCTTCAAATCATGATCCTTCTGCTTCGCTTCAGCGTCGACTGCGTTCTTTTCCCGCGCGATCTGGATTTGAGCGCCAGCCTTGATGCCTTCGAGGTGAATCTGCTGTTCTGCCTTGCGCTGTTCGAGCTGCATATCTGCTTCGGCCTGAGCTGACTTCATGTGGAAGTCAAATGCTGCCTGATCCTGGGCCATCTGGCGTTGGAATGCAGCATCCTGTGATTTGCGTTGCTGATCAGCAACAAATTCAGCCTGCTTCTGCTGGGCGTCTCGTTCAGCGTTTTGCTGATCAAGTTGCGCCTGCTGCTGCATTGCGATTATCTTCGGATCAGGCGGCGGCGGCTGGCTCTGCTTCTGCTGGATCTTGTCCAGCATTTTCTTCTTGACCGAACCTTGAAGCGGCGAAAGCTCAAGCGCGATCTCAGGAAATTGCTGCAGGAACTGCGGGCCGAGGCTTTGCAGAACTATCATTGAATCGCCAGCCAGGTTGTTCGCGTCCGGCCCCTCATCGATGATGATATCAACGTCAAGCGAGCCAATGGCGTTTACGATGGCCGGGCGTCCATATTGGTCGAGTTCCATTTTGTTGATCTGGAAGAATTGAGCCACGTTTTGGTCGTCAGTGACGCGAATCCAACGCTCGGAAGTCCAGTATCGTTGGATGATATTCCAGATGTCCCGATATACGCGAATTTTCCAATTCTTATGAGCCGATAGGTACGGTCCAAGTTCAGCAATTCCTGCTTCCTGCAAGAGCTTGATTGCTCGTCCACTGGAATCCTCCAACCCTTGACCAATGAGAGCGGGATTTGGTCCGAAGTTTTCGATTTCATTCTTGGCCTCCTGGAGCATCTCCAGTTGGCCTTTGAAATCGTTCTGTGTGGACTGGTCAGGTTCCATCTTCAGGCCTGGATTGGTCTCAACCCATCCGTCTGACTTCGCCCACTCGCGGCGCGCAACCTCGATATCGTCAACCGCGCCCTTTTCAGACACGACCCGACGAGTATTCAATAGGTGCAGCGCCTTGCTGCGCCGGTGGTTGATTTCGTCCTGTGGCCCCTTCAGGTTACGAATGAACCCGTATCGATCGCCGTCATGATCAACCGCAGCCGAGAACATCCGATAACGCGGGAACGTCTTGCCCTTCTCATCCACAAACGGCGAGATGCCCTGCATCAGGACTTCGTTGCCGATGTAGAGGCACCAGCGCCATTTTCCGCCCTTGATATACCAGTGATCGACGAGCTGTAGAGGCCGCCGTCCGTCCGTGTTCTGCCAATTCTTCTCGCGGTCCTCGGACGCGATCGTCGTCATGTCATGGCCGGCGTCGGAAAAGATGCCGTCAATCAGGTCGGCCTTTTCTGGGACTAGCTCCTTAGCTTGCTCAGGATCGATGGGCTTGGATACGCCGAGAAACCTAGCATCCGTAAATCCTTCGTCCACAGAGCGCGGATCATAGAAAAATCCATCGCCATAAGCGATGTGCATTTCAAGACTAGGGTCGCCTTCATCTCCTGGAACGAGATCGTATTCAATTCCAGAGATTCCATCCACGGCACCCGCATGGGCGATGCGGGATGACTTGGATTTCCAATCGTTGTTGTCAAGCACGAACCGCAAAGTAGCTGTTGCAAGTTCTGCACCTTCGTCATGCTTCGGTGTCCTCGCATATGCCTTCGGGTCTTGCCTGAGCCGTTCGACCAAGCCGCCAATTGCATCAATCTTGCGCACAATCCGGTTCGAGGTCACGACCGGCTGCTTGCGGCGCTTCAAAACGTCAATCTCGGCCTTCGTCCACTGGTCGCCATGGTAGTAATGCCGGCTGTTGACCATCTCGCGGGCTTCGTCGGCCTTAGCAGCCGCGTAGTCCTGATATTGCCTCTTCAGCCGTGCAACGTCGAAATAGTCCTCGTCCTTCCCCTGGTCTATGCGTGTCAGCTGTTGCCTTGGCTGCACCGCGGGAAGAGTTTGCATCAGGCGGGATCGTCCTTAAGTTCAGCCGTGATCATCGCACGCCATGTTTCCAAAAACGACGCGCCTTCAAGATCATTTGCAGCCTTTATCATTCGCATGCTTGGCTGCTCCATGGCGGCGAGCACAGCGCGAATGCCTTTCGCTAGAAGCTGCGGTGGCAATGCATAATCGACCGCTTCCGATAGCGCGCTTTCCAAACTATCGAGATACTCACTCATTTGCACGGCTTCCCGTTGTACCAGCCGTAATCCCTCGGACTCGGTGGAGGGTTCGGGTTATACGGCGTGGGGTTGTAGCGGCGGATCATGCTCGCTCCTGAGCTTCGAGGATATCAGCCGCTTTACGCATGGCAGTGGCAAACCGACGATCGCGCTGCGCCAAACCGGGCTCTTCCATGAGATCGCAAACTCTCGCGCTACTATCCCACATCGTCGCAACTTCTCGGAGGTCTTTCACGGTATTTCCTCTCAATCCTGAGCTGACAAAGACGTAATCGCTCATCAATAAACCTTCCACGCATCACTTCCGCTCGCCTGCGCCGACTTGTAGCCGGAGATATTCGCAGGCTTCTCGGGCTTCGACGCCTGTCTAATCCAAGGCCGTGACATGCAGCCATACCTGATATCGTCCGCAGCATGGTCTTCCATATCACTGTCAAGATCTTCCGGCTTCAGCGCGTCATGCTGCAACGCAGGAACCGTCCTGATCGTATCCTTGCAGGTCGAGAATACAACCAGCATCGGCAAGCCGTCATCGTCACCAACGAGCCGACCGCGCATTTGATCCCAGCCTCCCATAGCGCCGCGGCCTGGCACGCGCTTGTTATCGGCTGGTCGGAACGGAACCAACTTCTTCTTAATCAGCTCCGCGTTGATCCGCTCCGATATAGGCGGCCCGCCGTCCTCGCTGAAAGCTGCAGGATCAAGAACACCACCAACAAGCTTAGGATCGGAAGCTTCCAGTAGCGCCAGATGCTCGCCAACCTTATCAGCGTGCATCTTGAGACCAACATTCGGTTTCCCCGGCTGCATGCCATACCATTCCCGGTAACGCACGAGGCAACCACGCGGAAGCCAAACACCGTCCGGCGTCTTGAACTTATCGCCTACAACTGCCCACCAGCCGAACGAGAATGGCTTGGCAGATCCCCAATCGCCCGATCGAAACCGCGTCCAATCATCGGGGATCTCGAATGGCCGCACGACGTGGCGCGCTGCATCCCAGCAATCGAAGAACGCGCCTTCGATAACGTCCCAATCGCCCTCTAGCCAAGCCATAACAAGCTCCTTTGAGCCTGACTGATAGAGATTCGCAACGTAATCCGATCCCAAATAATGGTTATCGCTCAGCTTCGAGGGGATGAACACTCGGTTCTTGCGGATCTTCTCGCACGTGAATGGGTTCGTGAAGTCTTCCCATATCAACTTCCAGCCGCTCGGCTCCGGCGTGATATATCGTTCCCGAACCCATTGATGGCCAGGGCCGCCAGGATTCCCCGTCGCATGGAACTGACACGGAACGCCGTTTGCCGATCGAAGCGTTGCGCGCAGTTTGTTGACCGGCGTCGGATCGGCCCAATGCGTCAGCTCCTCAAAGAAAATATCAGTGTAGTTGTGGCCCTGGTAGTTGTCCGCGTCAGCGTCTTTATCAAGATATTCGAACTTAAGCCGCGCCTTGTTCGGAAACGTCCACCATTTCTTCTGTTCATTCCATGAAGCGCCGAGCGGCCCGTAAATCTGCTTTGACCGTTCAATCGCCTCTTTCAAATCCTCACGGGTTCGGCGGAAGAACGTCCCAACGCAGTCCTCACCGTATCGAGATGCCTTGATCGCAAACTTGCCGAGCATCCCATCAGTCTTGCCGCCACCTCGTGCTCCACCGTAGAAGATCTCGTCAGCCGGGCATTTGACCAGCGCGGCCTGGGGACCGACCTGCGGCGACCACGCGAGCTTAGTGCTTCGCGGCGTGCTCGGCTTCCCAGTCCTCAACGCTGTCGACTGGATCGCTTGAGACGACATAGTTCGTGTTCACATTCTCGCTGACGGAACGGTCGACTACCAATCCATTGACCTTTGCGGCATCCATCCATGCTGTTTTGGCAACGTTCAGGCCAGCCGCTTCACCGAGTTGCTCGGCCTTTTCAGCGATCCTCAAAAGGCTTTCCGTCACACTCGCGATGGATATCTCGGCTCTTGTGGCGGCGCGCTCCTGAAGCTCCGAGAGCCGTTTCAGGATGCTTTCATTTGCTTTCAGCCGGATGCAGTTCCCGCGGTTTTCACTATACCCGGCAATCACGTAGGCTTCGTCTGCCGTTTTACCCTTCGCCAGTTCCTGCGCGAACCGCTCGTGCTTTGGGTTCGGTAGCGCTGGCATTCTGGTTCCATTCGCATCTGCGATTGAGAGTCAGGTTCTTACAGACCTTCACGTCTGAATTGTCAAAGGACCAGATTTCTCCGGTCTCATTGATGATGGTGACCCATTCGAGATCGGAATCAATTCCGCGATCGACCATGAATTTTGCGAGGGCAAGCCCTTTTGGTGTATCGAGCCAGATAACTTGCTGCAGCTCGTGTATGTCGGTCAATCACAAATCTCGCTTGCGATTATAGTCAGTTGCATTGATTTGGGGCGGGGGCAAGTTTTTCTGAAGTTGTGCACATTTTCCCGCTTCATCGCATCGC